TCCAGTTTCTTTATCAAATGAATTACTGTACTCTGGCATGCCACCGTCTATCATGTTTCCATCCTCGACTTCGCCGTAGCTTGTATTGTTGCCGATAGGTGAATATTGTTCGGGTGACATAAACTCTGTAAGACCTGTCTTTGGGTTTATACCGCCAGAACCGCCAAGGGCTTTCAGTAAGTTCCGAGTAAATGGAGTGGCATGGATAGCCATCGTGTCTCCGCCACGACCCATTTGGGAAATCTTCTTCCCTGCTGCGCCCGCAGCATTTCGCTGCGCCATACTTGTGCCTGTGTTCGGGCCGAACATTGCCGATGAAAAAGCCATGATAATCTCCTGTGTTACCTCATATTATGAGCGAAGCATTGTACTGTCGTCCTACGCTGCTTGCATCTTTTGCAAGGCCGTCAGGTATGCTTTATGTTCCATAGCCGCGAGAGAGTACGCAGCCTGATTAGAGAGATCGTCGCCGCTTCTTCGCGCTAACTCACGATCCATGTAGTCTATTTCTGAGTTTAACTTTTGAGCCGCTTGTTCGTAACCAATAGAGGTCGGGTCAAGTAGCCCAAGCTGTGCTACGAGCAGCGTTTTGTCGTACTCTAAGTCCTCCGTAAGCTGGTTTACAAAAGAGTTGTAAGAGTTGGTTCTACCTATGAAACCGCCGTTAAAATTTGTGTCGTTCTCAGTATTGGCGAAAAGAAACATCTTCTCTACGTCCGACATCAGGTTTGCGTAGCCATCGTCACTAAGTTCGTATGTCGCCTCGGTGTATCCCGTAGCCTCGTCACCCACATATAGAACGTATCCGTCCTCTCCGTTATCGATTACGTTTATGTTGCCCACAAGGCTGTCTTGCAGGTCGGCAGGAAGAGACGTGATGAAGCTGGTTATTTCGTTAGATGCTGTCTCTGACTTGGCCCACGTTGCAGGAGTGTAGCGACTGCCGAAGCTCATAACGAGAGGCTTGGCCTCACCCTTGTAGCTGTCTGTTGGGGTTCCAAAGCCATCAGCGTAGTTGTAGTTAATAAACTTAGCGCCGTTCGTGGAAGTGGATAATCCGTTTTCGTACTTCTTTGGATCGTATGCACCGTATGTACCGTCTAAGAAAGCGCTGGCGTCTTCTTGCGCAACGACAGCGTCCCCGTTAGTAGACCCCTCGTCTCCATTACTTTCGGCCATCAGATTATTTGAGTCTGAAGTGTTATCAGTTAACACTACAACAACAGACTCAGTTTTGTCATCGAACTCTTTATTTGAAAGAGCTAAATAGTCTAACTTATCCTGTTCCGACATATTTGAAGTATCCGAAATACGTTCTGGTAAAGTCAATTTGCTACTAAGCTTTACGATGCGACTTCCGTCTTCATCTTCTCTGTAGGCGTAATATTCATTCTCTGATAGCTTTGTATCAACATCAAGCATGTCCGACTGCATTTCACTTATGTCGTAGGTGATTGTTTTGCCTTTGTGTGTGTATGTAAAAGAATTAGACGCTGCGAGGTAGTCCGCTTTTAAAGTCACCTGCTTCTCGTTGTCACCGGTTATGCTGTTTTTCGCATCACTGAGTTTAATATCGCTGACGTAACTTTCCATCTGAACTGCGCCGAAAGCCAACGGGTTGGCTAGAAGCAACGAGGTATTCATAATAGTGCTCATCAGTGTGTCTTCGTCGCCGTCGATGCCGCCCTCAAGCCCTTTAAGGCCACCTTTTTTTATTTCCTCTTGGGATATGTTATTGTCGCCAGCGCCTTTGCCGTCCGCATCACCCGTATCTAAATGTAGGAAATTTCCAGACCCCCAAGCATCGCCACTCGCCCCCATGCCGCCACCATCCCAAGTATCGGTCAGGTCGTCGTAGCCAGTGACGCGGGTAAACGTAGTCAGGGCGTTAAGCTCTTCTTTATCGTTTTCGCTAGATAAAGCCCTGCTGTCGTTTTTCCCAGCGTCACTTTGCTTGTACTCTTCGTGCGTACCAGAGAAATATTCTGAACCAGAACCTCCTTTACCTCCACCGTCAATCGCGTCCGTAAAGCTGTCAAACCCAAAAAAATTGAATTCGCGCAAACCTGTCTCTGGGTTAATCGTACCAGAGCCGCCCATCTTCTTGAGCATCTCTACTTCTTGCGGGTTTACGTGGACGACTTCGGTGTCACCGTGTCTTCCTTTTTCGGAAAGGTCTTGCGCGGTTTCTTTGAGATTTGACCCTGCGGTCATACCCAGAATACCGCGCCATCTATCGTATTTATTAAAATCAGACATTCGTGATTACCGCCGCTAGTGCTATTTCGATATCAGTTACGCTTGATGCGGAAGATACGGTGAACTCTATTTTCTTTGAGAGTGTCGTCGCGTCTACCGTGATGGAAGATGACAAGTTTTGTTCTGTTAAAGTCGAGCTTGCCGCAATCGTATCTCCTGCTGGTGTGCCGCCTAGTTTAAGGCGCACGTTGCACGTACCGCTTGTTGTTTTTACAGCGATAGCGTCAATACGAACGGTCTGCTTGAAAGCTCGCGTTACAGTAAAGTCACCGTCTGCGATTGACCCATCCTTAGAAAAGTAGAACGAGCGAGTAGCAAATATTGTAGGCAACTGGGCAACGGGAAGTAACCCTTGAGCGTCTAGTGCAGCTACGCCAGATGCCGCCCCAATATAGGTTTGTGGAATAAGCGCCGATACGTCTACTGCTGCGAACTCTAGCCCACCACCCGTAGAGTTTACGCGCAGTTGTTGTAACGCATTCGCACTTGTAAATGCGGGGATGCCTGTGTCTGGGCTTGTCAGAAGCCAACCTGTTCCGTTGTAGAATTTAAGCACGTTCGGTGACGCAGATGTATCAACCCAGAAGTCACCAGCGTTGACACCCGCAGGCGTCGACGCGCTTACATAAACCCTGCCCCTGTTGGCGAGTGTCGCAGCCAAGTCTGCAATCTTTGCTTGTGGTATTCCTGCGTCCGCGATTGCTAGTTTCGAATACGGTATGAAGCCGTTAGCATCCGTAAACTCGTCTTCAGTCATCAACCCCGAAACTTTGACAGAGCTAACGTCTTCCACGCGGAGTAATGAAATAATATCTCCTGCGCTTAGTGCGGATGTAAACGTTACTGTCGATGAGGCTGGGTTAGTTGTGTAGTCGTTTGAAGAACCTTCGCGCTGCATGACACCATTTCGGTAAATCATAATGGTCTGACTTGCCGTATGCACATATGGGAAAACAGCTTGGTTTGCGTTGGACGTAACGTCCGTTCTGCTAAAGCCAGAAGTGTTCGCGCTCTGAACCTTGAATATGGAAATAACATCTCCTGCGGATGCAGCAGACCCCAAAGTTACAGTGTTAGCACTTGTGCTTGCAGTAATAGTCGCCGTAGCCTGAAGCGCCCCGTTCTTGTAAACAAGAATAGCATCCGTAGAGATGTGAGAGTAACTAAATACAGTTTGCCCAGACGTAGCGGTGAAGTCCAGGCGACCGGAGAATATCGGCGCACCAATCGTTCCTACGTCTACGCCGCTTGCCCCACGTAATTCAGCAGTTGTGGCTAGGTTTATCCAACCAGTGTTTGTGTCAGTGTATGTACCCACACGATACTGAAGACCGTTCGTATTATCGTTACGAATCTCGACAACTCCTGTTACCGTACCCTCAGTGTTGAACAGCTTTTTCATAAGCTCGGATAACGTATTATCACCAAGTTCGGCAGAGTTGACGTATCGAACAATGTTTTCAATATCAGCGCCAATGTTTCCACTGCTTGTGTGGTTGTTCGGGTAAAGAATTTTCAAACGTGCCATATCTATTTTTCCTTGTGCGTTAGAAAGGCGAAAGAGATAATTGTCATCTCGCTCTGGGTGTCGGTTTCTTCCGTTCGGAAGCGTAGTCGAACGCCTCGGAATACGTGGTTAAAGGGGAAGCTAAAGTCGTGGGATAAAGGCATGTCGCCCCAACGTGGGTCGCCATCAATCCTTTCGAGGTTTACCTCTATAGATGCCATGTCGCGGTCTTCTTCATCGAGCGCGTCTACAAAGAACCGGCCTTTGCCGAAGGCTTGTACAATTAACGTGTGACATCGTTTACTAGAGAGAAAGTCGCCCAACCAGAGAACGGGTGTTTCAGCTACAAACTTAGACCTTCGTAATTCTGATAGGCCAGTATCAATATTTGATGTGGCGGTAAGGCTTTCATACAAGCCATCACTCGTTCCAAACATCAAACGACCACCTAGAAACGTTCCGCATCTTGGGAGCAGACTACTACCAATCTGAAAATTTACTTTTTCGTATCCGTTGCGGAAGTTCATAGACAAACGTTCAGACTTACCGCCGCGTAGCTTGAAGAAAACATGGTAAGTCTGGGTATCGCTGTCGTAAACAGCAGAGATGTCCTTGAAACTGTCAACTTGTTTCAAGAGGCTTTGGTAATAACGCTCCATGTCGTCACTTAACGAAGCCTCGGAGATAGTTATTCCGTTTTGCTCGCTACGCATGATAGAGTGGATGCCGCGACGTGAGCAGAAGAGAAGGTCGGAGCCAGCGTTTACGATTGTGTTGTGCGATATGCAGCCGATGCGTAAGTTAGCCCGACTGTCTAGCGACCACTGTTTAAAGTCAGGGTCAAGAATATAGACAAGCGTTTGATCGTTTGTAAATATGGCTAGTCTGTTAGCCTCAAAAGTACCAAGCCCCGTAATTTCATCAGCCGTTCCGATTAGATTAGATATGTCAATGAAGCCTGCTTGCGATGCTTCGTCTGAAGCAGGTTCTTCATCAAGAAAAATATTAGGACTATCTACCCTACTGAGTTCAACCATACGTGGCCTGTCTTTGAACCCTGCTACGACCAAGCGCCGTTGCACAGCAACCCCGAACGCCGGTTCTATAGATGCCGTGGAGGTTGAAAACTCAAAACCGTCGTAACCGTAACTTTTTTCTCCTTGTGAGAAGATTTGCACCTTACCCTCGAAGTTTGTCATGGAGACAACAGCGTTTTTCTCGTATGCTGAAGTGATCTTGTGTCCACGGTCAGATGTTAAATGAGTAGAGCTTGCATCCTCTTCCGCCCAGACAAGGCCATTGCGGTTGTAAAATCTTGCTGTTTTTATTGTCGACCTGGTAGATCCATTGTGTAAAAAAAACGATGGATCACGCGATAGTTGGCCTCTGTAATCAACCTGACCATTCTCAACCAGCCAAAAGTGCTGCTCTTTATCACCCTCCATAGAGGTTATGTCACGCGAACGATCCATGCCGCGAAAGCTGTAATAAGACTTCGCGTTAGATTTTATAGCAATGGGAGCGTATGAAAGTCTGCCCATGTCAGTCCTTGTACGTGTACGTTGTGGTTACGGTCGTGCCGGTAGATGATCTGACTGTTGTACGTGACATGTCGCTCTCTGGCGTTACGTCCGTAATAATCATTGAGTAGCCTTTATTGCCGTTCGCTCGCTCGTGCAGAATGTCCGTAATGCCAGCTTGGTAGAGCTTGAGCATGACCATAGCTTTCTCACTGCCCTGTTGAAGCGAGTAGTGCGCAGTCAGACCGTCGATCATTATGAGGTCTGGGACCGCACGGTCTTCTGTAATATCATTATAATAGTCGAGGTCGCCGCCCGTCCAATAAGGATGTCGGCGTACATCTTCGATGACACGGTTGGCGAGTTCTATGAACATCATCATCACTTCGCCATCCACGCGAGCAGGGCTAAAGTTTCCTGCGCGTACCAGTGCGCTACGAACCAAGTTCTCTAGCGGGGTATGACTACCCTTCCCAGCGGCGAACGGCTTAGCTACACTGACCTCTGCCATTAGTCTTTATCCTCTACTATGCGCCCAGTCCAAGTGAAATGGTGAAGGCTCATAGAGGCTTTCATCTCCGTAGGTATCTTCCAGCGGACGTACTGCCGAGCAGCGTCCCACGTCCCGCTGAACCGGTCGTCGTTGAGCTGCACATCAAAGACAGAAGTTTCTTTGTCAGACGAAATATACCAAGTGAACGCAGGGGCAGACGGTGCCTTTGCCTTTGCTTTTTGGGGCTTTTCATCTTCTACCCAAGCCTCGTTTTCGGGCGTGGCTGGGTCGTCTTTTACAAAGTGACCGTCTTCTGTTCTTGCGCGTTTACGTGCCATGTTAGCTCCATGAGATTAAATATAATTATTTATGGATGTTTTTGATGGCCCAGTCGTCCCTACTTACCGCTGCTTAGTTTCAGAAGCCTTGCTGGATACCACGTAGAATTTCGTGGATACTTGGCTTCTTGTTTTTGCGGGAGTACGGGCATTGGAACGTCTTCACGCACTCGCGGAAACTGTTGGTTGGGAAATGCGTATAGAATGTCTTGTTTGGTCCGCGATAGATGCAATGTTTGGTGCCGAAAATGTCCAGACGTTTCCATAGGTGACACGTCACCGTCTCTGGATCGAGCAGGCCAGCGAGATACATCGATACGAGTAAGGGCTTCATCATAATACGACCATCGCAATAAGATACATACCGCCTCCTAAAACCGCGCAGATGCCTGTGGCTAACGCAATGATCAGCGCGTTCTGCTGGAGGTCTCGCTTGGCTTCCATTGCACGGTAGACTGTGCGCTCGCGCTCTTCCCTAATCTGTTTGCGGAGGTCGGTCATTTCTGCGTAAGTGTTTGGGCCGTAGCGCATGTTTAGCATAAATTTTAAGTCCTTCTCATGCTCCAACAGGGCTTTGCGATGTGTAATAATTTGAAGAGCTTCTTGCTCAATACTATCTGAGCCTCGGCCCATTTTTTCATGTAGCTTGGGTTTCTTTCTTTGGCTCTCAGCTTTGGATACGTCTGAGCACGCTTCGTAAAAAGAACCCAACGACTTTGAGACATCGTGAAGCTCACGGCCCGCGCCGATGAGTTTTTTCGTGATAGAGAACGCAGCCTGTGCAGCGGCGAAAGCAGATACTGGATCAATCATTGTCGCCTCCCCTTCTCCTGTGGAGGGTCACACCGAAACACATGAAAAAAAGGGGCGCGGTATAAAACGCGCCCCCCTCTCAACATCTTAAAACTGGGGGTTAAGCGAGTGTAGTCCAGTTTTTGATGTATGTGTGTGTTTTGCTCTGGGTCATTTCCAAGCCGCATTCCGTCAAGTATTCGTGTTTAATTTGGTCGGCATCTGGCGCCTGACGATCCCGTAGAAGCTGGGTGTCGCGACCATCAAGGTAACGATACTTCAAGTGTGGGAAGTCAATGATGATCATTGCATCGTCCATGCCAGGAATTTGGCGGAACTGGGGGTGCAAGTGTACCATCAAATCACCCGCGAACGTGTGGTACTGAGAGATTGAAATACCGTAGGTATCGTCAATCACTGTCGGCTGCCAACGGTTCTTACCGATCTTCTGTAAGTGACCTGCTGTCTTTGCACCCACAAACGCAATCTTCTGCTTCGAACCGAAAGCAAAGATGCTCTCAATCAGATAGCGGTCGAACTGATCTTCTGTCATCGTTGATGATGCAGAAGAACGGTCGATTACGTTGGTGATGTTGTTGACCAAACCGCCTGTGTAGCGAGTTGGCTGCGAAGACGTGCCGTTTGTTTCGTGACGCTTGCCGAAGAACATAGCGCGCTCAATATCCTGCATGTGCAGTTTAAGAGCTTTAGTAGCTAGTTCATCTTCTTTGTCACCAGTACGCAAGTTAGTCGCGGACAACGTATTTGAGAGGCCGTAAGAAGTCCGAAAAATTTGAGTGTAGTTGTAGTCAACACTCGCGTCGAACGAAATGGCTGTGGGGCTAGTTGCCCCTTCCTCAAAAGCCGAACCAGAGATGAACAAGTTCGCGTCATCTGCGATTTGGTGTGTTGTACCACCGATGTTACGCTCAACAACTAAACCTGTCGCCGTACTGTCTGCTGTACACCGCATGACTTCGCCGGTGGCTGCGTTCACAAGCATAGTGCCTTTGACCGCAAAAAGATTGTCGTTGCCTGCATCAACAGTAATAGCTGTCGTTGATGTGGAAGCGACCGCACCATTGACCGAAAGTTTACGGTCGGGGAGTTCATCCTTGAATAAACGATATTCGGGATCGTCTGTTGCCTCAGAAGAGGTCATTGATAACAAAGCATTTAGGGGAGCCGAGCCGTTTGGCTCAAGAAGAGTGTATAATTCTCTGTAGTTTTTAGGGCGGAAGTCACTGTCAAATTGACCGGTTCCGCGCAGTCCTTGAATAGCAGCCATTGTGCTAATCTCCTGTATTAGATTACAAAACTAGGCGGCACAAATAAGTCTAAACGGAATTCACGTATTAACTCTTCGTCCCAACAAAACGTCATTCGGCTTGCGCGGAATTGTGTCTTATTGGCAGTCTGAAATATAAGTGGTCGGGGTGTCGTCCCTCTTTTAAAAAAAAGGGACGATTTTTTTAGGTAACGCGACGATCTTGTGCGCGTGCCGTTAGGCGGTTTAGCATATCATCGCCACCTTGGCTTCCACCAGCGGATGTAGGGGCCGTTGTGTTTGTCTCTGTAAACGCTGCACGTTTCTCTGAGAAAGATTTAAGTCTTTCAAATTCACCAGAGTTCTTTTCGTTCTGAAACGCCTTCATAACTTTACGAGTTAGACCCAGATTGGCAAAGTCTTCTCCCGTATAGCCCATCTGCATAGCGTAATCAGAGAACTCAGGGGCCATTTCGTCAGGAAGTTTTAGCTCCTGCTGAACTCTGTCTAGGTTCGTAGCTACTCTTTCTTGGTAGCTCTGGTTAGACTGGTTGGTTGCTTGCTTCTGGACTTGCTGGCTAACCTGCGCCTGCTGCTTTCCAGCCTGCATAACTCTGTTCATTAGCTGAGTTTGCATAGCCATCTGCTTCTTTAGACCTTCGATCTCTGCGTAGCTCTCACGAAGTTTGGGTGGGAGAGATATAGCGTTTGAATCTTCGTATTTACGGAACTCTTCTTCCAGTGCAGCAGCTACGTTTCCGCCCTGTTGTGCGTTAGGGTTTGCTTGGCCCTGACCAGCAGGAGGTTGTGCGCCCTTGCCGAATTGGGCGTTCTTTGTGAACGCACGCTTTAGCGAACCGTCGATGAGAGCTTTGGCTTGCGTTGGGTTCATATTGCCCTTCGCCATCATTTGATCGACGTAGCCGTACACCTCTGCGTTTTGAGAGTGCTTATTGTTTAAAGCCGCGTAACGATCTCGCGTACCCTTGATTTGGGCCGCAGTCATAGTCTGGTCGCCTACTTTAAAAAACTCAACGGATTGATCTCGCTCACGATCACCCTCGGTAATCGGTGAAGCGATCTCTTGAGCTTTCTCCATGTTCGTCGTTGGTGCTTCCGCAGGCTTAGGAGCTTGCGCTTGCGGTGCTTGCGCTTGCGGTGCTGGGCCTTGTTGTGGGCCAAGTTTCTTTTCGGTAATCCGTTGTAAAGGATCAGCCATCGTAATCTCCATCTTCCTGTAAGCGGCTTTCGCGGCTATTTGCATTTTCAAGGTATAGATCATTCTCCATTCGGAGCATGAGCCGTTGAGGTAAGTCGAGCAACTGTCTAGCTGCCCAGATCGCGCCCCGATTATAATCCATCTGTTGCTGGCTCATCTGGGGGCTGTCGGCCATAGTAAGAGCTAGTGATACTATCTCTTCCTCCATGACCTTGTGTAACTGTGTCCAGCCCTTGCTTTTGCTAAGAGCGGTTAAATCTTTAAGTTGACTTAATGTAGTAATTTTACAGTTCCCTTCTTGCCAGTACCGATGTTGGCTGGCCCGAACTTCTGCATGTTCGAGACTGGGGTGGATTTTTTAGATCCCTTTTTCTTAGCCATAGTCGGCCTCCTTACTTTTGAGTGCATGGACAGTTCGCATGCTTCATATTTCCGCTTTTGGTTTTTTTGCCGATTGCTTTTACATCTTTAGAAACTTGCGCCACTAGGTCGTCCTTTTTTCTTAGCTTTTTTCTTAGCTTTGTTCTTCGCACTGTTAGGAAAACCAGCCTTCATGTTCTTGTACGCCTTGTCCGAAACAGTCGATTTCTTTTTAGAACGAGAGCTTCCGTTCTTTTTTCGCTTGTTCATGTTGGCGTACAAACTCATTTAGTAGCCCTTTTTCTTCTTCATGGGCTTGCCCGTTTTCTTGGCGTAAGAAGCAGCTTTTTTCTTTCCTGCTGCGGTGTAAGGGAACTTCTTTTTTCCTACGGATGGCATGTCTTTCTCCTAACAATTCCACGCTTTGCGTGACCAATAGTTTGCACTTAGTTTGTTAGCCTTGCCCTTGATTCCGCCACTGCGAGCGCAGTAGCTTTTTTTTCGGGCTGGCTGGTCTTTCTTGATCGTCATGTTGGCATCGCCAAAACGAACTATCTTTTCCTTGCCGTTAGCGCATGCCTTCACAACAAACTTCTTACCGCCCGAAACTTGGCGCTTAGGCTTGTTGCAGGGCATAGAAGCCTTCTTTGTTTTTGGCTTAGCCTTCGCCATTAGCTAGGCTCTGTGGGCCAAGTGATTTTTACGGGGTCAGGCCACTCAGCGTCAGCAGTTGGTAAGTTACGTAGAGCCGCTCTGTATGTACCCCAAGCCGATTTCTTTGCACTCGTAAGAGGGCTGTCGCCAGCTTGCGTCCAATCACAATCAGCAAGCAAGCCATCGCGCATTTGTCGAGATGTCTTTTCTTGTTGAGCCGGTAAACTATCAGCTATTTGCTTTTGGATAGCATCGTTTTCCGTTTCTTCTGCTGCGGTCATTTCACGGTAAACACCGCTTTTGTATATCGCACCCATTTTTTTAACCCTCTTCCATCTGAACTTCGACTACGAGTTTGCCGTGATTAAATTGCCCTGCTGTCGTGTAAAAACGAAAGCCACCTTCCATCGCAGCAGGTGAAGTGTTATTGTTGTAATTATTCCAACCACCGTGTTCGATGTTGGGGTATGTATGTGATGAGTATTGCCACATGATGTTGTAGCTTGAACCACCAGATTTAGTTGATTGGTCACTTGACCCTTCGCGCCACGGCTGGAACAAAATATATCCCGTCATGCCTTGTCCGTAACTATAATTAGTAGGTGAGATGTTGTGCCCATATTGCGGAAATTTCATATAGGCTTGGTTACTATTATCGCCATAGCCTTCCATGTTACCAGTGTTCTGTCTGCCACGGTAACTGCCACCATAATAGCCGCTATTTATCAAAGCATTGCTTGCGTTCAAACCGTAAATGTATAGATACCAGTTACTTGAGCAAGTAATTTCGTACATGGATAAACGCACACCAGCAATTTTACTGTAGACAATGCTTGAGCTAATACTCGCCCAAGTAATGTCGTGGTATCCTGCTGCGCCAAGAGTGTTAAAATCGTAGGTTTTCTTGATCGCCACGCCCTGCGGTGCAGCAACATACTCAAGTGCTGTTGCGCCAGAGTTTACGGCAAGCGATTGACCAGCCGTACCTATGGCTGCTGGTAGTGCCGCAGGGTTGAATTGAAGCTGTCCTGATCCATTTGTAGTCAGGGGCTTGTTTGCCGTCCCATCGGCTGCTGGCAGTTTAAGTGGCGAGTACGCCAATGTTCCACTTCCGTTGGTTACAAGTGGTGCATTTGCACCGCCGTCTGACGAGGGCAAGGTAAATGTAGTACCCCCGTTTTTTGCGATCTGATCGACTATGATCTTACTCATCTGTTTATCCTTTCAAACGAGTGGGGGTTATGCCGCTACTGCGCGGCGGTTTGTTCCATAGATAGAGAAGAGGCTGTCCATGCCTTGGTCCTGCTCAAAACTTCCGCTATTAGGACGAAAATAAAAACCATCTTGAACCGCAGCGGGGAACGAAAGAAAATTAGTGTATCCAGATTGGTTAGGATCCCCATATTCACACGGCCCCTTGTGGAAATTACCAAAAAACTTTCTAGAAACAGTGGCGTCTTGGTCAGGATGTGGGAAGTAAATGTTCCACTCGATTATGCCGTAGCTATTTTGTCCGTCTATGTCGGTCATAATGTTGTTGCCATTTGATGTTTGCATTTCACCACCACCCGAGTTAGTGGAAAAAAAGGATTGTCCGTATGTGCCTGACATTGAGTATTCCTGCGTGGTCGTTCGTGAATCGCCCACCATTCCACCAAAATACAGAAAACTATTGTTGGCTGATAGCTTCACACGCGAGCCAACAATTTTGAAATGCTCGTAAGTTTTGGTGTCCAGATTTTTAAACTCAATGGTGCTTTTTGGCGCACCGGAAACAACTGAGATTGTTTCAATATGTCTCTGAAGGCTAAAAGCCGCCTCTACATCTTCTAAAGAAAGACTGGTTGCTGCTGCTGCCGAGCCGCCACTTGATGAGTTCAATCTTACTACGCGAGCCATTCTAAACCTCCATGAATGTGACAGTTGCGTGGACGGTTGTAGCGGCGTCTTGGTTTTCAGCGTAAATGCAATCGCCAGGATCTAAGACCAGACCGTTTCGCTCGTAAGTCCCAATAGAAGAACCGTTTTCCAAAAGACCAGTCTGAGGAATGCTTGAAAAGCCAGTCTCTTTTTTAAACAACTTGTCCTGTTCAGTGGACTTCAAAAACAATATTTTCTCACTACTGCCAGAGTGATCTACCGCCAGAAGCGTTGCGGATGGATACCCCATCTCAGAAGCAGTCTTCCAGTTGATAAGATCCGTGGAATACAGGGCGTCCCCTTGAGTGTTGCTAGTGTAAACAACCCAAAGTGATGCACCGATCCGTTCTGGTTGTGAGGTCTTTACCGTTAGCGGGTATGTAGCTGGTTCCTTCGCACACACGGTATTAAAATCTACAAGAGTATAACCCGATGTGAATATGTCTTCGTGCCCAAACGACCACACGCCATTATTACTAGAGCTTGATTGAACGTTTAAATAATACTTGTCGGTTGTTGGGTTATACTTAATCCAGCTTAATGAGTGGCTACCGCCAGTGGACAAATCAAAGTTAAGACGAGAATGCCAAAGTTGACTTGTTGAAATTAAAGTATTTTCGTTTTGAGATGTCGTGGTGTCTTTGGCATTTTTAATTGTTGACGCACCGGCAGTGTAAGTGCCGTTATTTCTCCATTGTCTCGCAGATATAAAACCAACAGTTTTACTATTAGATGCATTTTTGTTGTTGCCAGTAGCAAAAACATAAACACCTCCGTCACATTGAGCGTCTAAGGTCTTACCATCGTCAATTTTGAAGTTGTCTGGATTGTCACTGCCTGCCAAACCGCTGTATTGGAAACCGTCGCTTGTGCGATTAGCACTATCGTGATTAACCGAAGAGCCGTTGTAGTCATAGTACTGTCCGCCAGTCATATATCCGCTGGTGTTAATACTTATCGCAGTATCAGTCCAAATATCATATATTAAGAAACTTCCACTATAACTATAAGTATTGCCGCTAATGTAACTTGAACCGCTAGTGGTACTACCCGATAACCAAGTAGGGAAATAAGACTTGTCAGCAGATATGTCACCGTAAAAATACACGGCTTCACCAATAGTAATTCCGCCATACGCTGAAGTTTTGTTGTATGCGCTAGGTTTTGTAAGAAAATAATTGTCGTATTGTGTGTATCCCCAATATGCTGAAGTGTAGCTCGTTCCATTTACCCCAAGCCGTTTCTTGCCGTTACCAACAACATTTTGCAGTCTGGTGACGCCGTTAGACCCAGATTTTAAATCAAAGTCGCCAGTGTTTTCCGTGACAGGCCCCACCAGAGTTTTTGCGACAGAAAGGAAATTAAGAGATCTGGTGCTAGAGTTATCAATTAACAAAGATAGTTTCGGATTAACGGTATTGTCACTACTTACCGCATTAATCGAAACAACGACGGGGCCACTCCCCGTGTTTTCAAAAATATTTTGCGCTGTTCCCGCTGTGATGCTCGAACTTTTCCTACCAGCCATCTCGTATTCTCCTATATGTCGCCAAAGTAGGTCACGCGACCTGTTGACTGATATCTATTGCTGCCACCTGCTGCTGGCGCGTCTGCAAATCCGTGAAGCGTCACACCACTTGGAACCGTTACGGTCGCAGCGTCACCAACGTAAATAAATTGATACGCAGCGTGGTTGCTTAGTACGGTATTGCTCTCAAAATAGTTGTAGTGGCTGTCGATGGTGTCGCTCTCGCCAACGTAGAGCGTGGCGTCCGTAACCATGCCTTGATACGTGCCGCTTATCACTGTGTTGTTCGGGATTATCTCAATTGTTTTCCAAATATAATCCGTAGCAGAAGCGTCAGGCACAACGTAGGCCGAAGCTGTGCCGCCCGTAGCACCACCGCCAGATGATGAATACGCAATAAAACCCATGCCAGAGTGATTTTGACAGTATGCGTAGAGCATAGGTGCGTCTTGCTCTAGCTGTACCAAGGTATATGCGCCAGCCTGTCCAGCCGTACCGACGACTGTGATCCCTGTGGTATAGCTCGACCCTGCTGGGGTGGCGTGTGTGCCGTTAGCAGTCTCAGAGAAACGAATTGGATGACCAGAGTTTGAGGAATGAGATTGATCGAACTTGTACTTGATCGTCGGAATAATATTTGCTCGCTTGATCGTCCCGTCAATCGCGTATTTGTTTCCGCTTGATGTGGATTGAACCGTAACGGCAATAGAAAAATCGTCTAGTAAAAGTGCGCCACTTGTATCGAAAACTGCGTTGACCCACGCGGAGCCGTTGTAAAGTTTAAGTGATCCAGAAGATGTGTTGAAGTAGATAGCACCAGTTTGTACGCCAGCGGTGCTGGGATCAGAGCTGTGTGGGCCTGTGAATACTGCCTGAATTTCACCAACGCGTGTGGTGGCTGTTGTGGCGTGGCCTGATGCAGTGTTGGCGTGGCCCAGAGCGGTTGTCGAGTGACCCAAAGCAGTAGCAACTTGAGTATTCATGTTGCCAACTAGCGTGGAAATTCCAGCTATGTCTTGCCAATCTCCACCGCCTGTTCGGAACTGTAATGCCTCAGAGCCAGCCGTGTCTATGAATTGGAATTCAAACGCCGCAACGTTCCCACTTGAGTTGAATATTTTTGATAGAAGTTGATCTAAACGTAAGCCACCAATCTCCGCATCCTCAAGATACGTGTCGAGTAAATGCTCGCCAGTGGCGGCACTTCTAAAAGTAAGCTGCTCGGATGGAACTCTAGTCTGAGCCATTCTTATTCATCTCCAAGTTTCTCGGCAATCTGTTCTACACGACTGCGAGAGAGCTTTATTATTGATTGTATCTTGACCACCTGAGCATTGATTGTATCGCGGCCCTGTTGATCCGCATCTCTTAGTTCTGATATTGCAATCTTTATCGCTAGTAAGTCGTCCCTGATTGGAGATAATTCCTCTTTGATCTTTGCGTCGATGTAATCTCTGACCTTCGGATCTATTGCAGAGGCTAATGCTTTGCTGTCAGCTAACGTCATTTTTCGCCTTTCATCGGAACAAGGTTCCCTTTTTGGACTTCATTCTGGATGTTCTCTTGAGGCTGAACGGATGCACCGCGCATCTTCTCCATCATTTGCATCTGCTGCGCTGGCGTTGGGCCTTGCGCAGCCTGCTCCTTGGAGATCTTGAATTGCTCTAAGTCGGATATGCCCATAGCGCGGATAGCCTCCTCGACTATCTTGCCGCTATTGTACTCCATGCTCATGCCAGTTTGGTTCAGCATGCCCAACATGTTCATCCACGTTTCGGCATTCTTCGTAGGTTCGAGAGGAAGCGTACCGTCGATTACGAGGTAGTCGATCTCGCCCTGCAAGTCGGAGAGATTGAAGTCGAGGTAGTTGTCCTTGACCATATCAGCGAGTGAGCCTGTCGCATCACCGTCATTCATGCGTATTGATCCTTCGGTGGCGAAGAAATCTTGTATGTTCGAAGTCATCATTCGCACCATCGGGCGTACTGACGTTGACGATATGATGCGACTGAGTACGCCGAGGCGTTGACTGCCCAGTTGTGTGAGCCGCTGTATCTCCGTGGCCGTTCGTACGCCGCCTTCGGCGGTGGGCATGCCCTGCTGGGCGTCGGATGCGGCTGATAAGCGCTGCTTTAAGCCGCTCATCGCCTCTATGTCGCGCCAATGACCTGAGGTTACGTCAGGTATTTGCGAAATATACACGCCCTCATTGGGCTTAGAGCCTGGCAAAGTGCGTACAAGACCGTGCGGGTTGCGGTCAATTAAGTCTCCAATGGCAACCTGCGTCGGGTCTACGAATATAAGGTTCGATAATGCAGCCTGCACGTTGTCGATACGACTGCGTAGCAACCATGTGGCTATGTCGTGAAGCGGAAGAAGCAAATCGTAAAGAGACTGGCCGTATGTCTTGTGGCTGTCGTGGTACAGACCACCAATTACCACAGGGAATTGCTTGCCGTAAGGATTTAACTGGCATCTGATTACAACACTCTCGTCTAGGATCGTAACAACCATCCATAGCTGGTCGATCTGAGGGAGATTAACTTCGTATCCCGCAAGCCGTACCCAGCACTCGTCAATTACTCGGCTGTCACCAAGCGTAAATAAGGAACCACCGCTTTCCCTGCGGTTTCTGTCGGCTGGGTCGATAGATAACCCACGGCCAGCCTCCTTGTGCCAAGTGTGTCCGTCCCACCCGTTATTCGGCGCAGAAATTCTATTGCGCAACGCTGGGAACTCTCGCAACTTGGGGTACAGCCCAGATTGGAGGAGCGCATCGTATGAGGAGTAGTCAGCGAATATGATATACTGCATTCGCTCCCAGTCGCCCCACTGTACGCGAGGATCGTGGAAGACCCTTCTGGGATCGACGTTGGTGATGACGTTGGTTCTGTTCTTTTGCGACCATGTGACCTTCGTAGGGGCGTACCCGTAGCGGATACAGTCAAGAAGATGTTGCGCAATTCGGGCCTCCCCTGCGGTTCGCCGCATTTGTTGATGAAGAAGGCGCTCAAGAATTGCTCCCGACTTGCGAGACTTCCTGTTTAACCCTTCTAGCTGGAACATCGGATTGCGGCCCGTAAGCGCGGCCATGAGATATGTGAGTACGGTGTCACTGATAGCGCGTGTGTCTGCTATTACAGCCTTCTCGCGGAACTTTGTGGCATCTGGCTTAACGTAAACATCGTGGGCGCGGTCAGCCTGTTTCCAATGGCTGTAGCGTTGCGATACCCTGTCGTATGACATCTGCATCGCTGACTTCGCGTAGCTCACAAGACGTTGCTCTTGGTCGTCCGTTAAGTCGATTGAGATGTCGTCGTATGACATCAACTTTTCGGCATGATCAGACAAATCGACAACGATACCGTCACCGGATGGTGTGAATTCTGCGCGATAATTTACATTATTAATAGCCATAGTTATTTTTTACTCCCATTGCGGTTAGCAAGTCGTCCCTACTCACCCCAGTTTCTCCACTCTGTTTTTGATGCGCCCGTCAGCCAAGCGTTAGCGTCCATTTGGTTGATGGGTGATGGCGCGAAATAATCGCCAGTGCTGGGCGTTCTTGCTAAGACATCTAGCCCAATGGAAAGAGCGTCTACTTGGTCGTCGTGTGTGCCAGATGGGAAGGTTTGGCACTCGTCGTAAAACGTGTCTATCCACGGTGCGTTTTCTGGCAAGAAGACGCGGCCACCCTCTATAAGTGGGAGGACTGCGTTAAGGCGTGAGACTTTATCGCCCGATACTTTGTAGGGAATTACAGATACACCGCTTTCGCGCTTGAGTTCTTGGATGAGGGACTGACCGCTGGCCTTGTCTTCTATGTAAAGGCCGCGCAATCCCCTGCCGCGCCACTTATTGTTCAGCATTATCATGCGCCGCTTCAGCTCTGGGAACTCAAACCGTTCGCGGATGACATCAACTAGGTAAATATCGCCCGTTGTGTCCATTCCGAGTACGCACATCACCGAATAATCGGACGTAGTTTTAGCTTTGAAGGCCGTATCAGCAGATATTACGAGGGTTGAGAAGGTTTCTGGCTTTAAATCGGACGGAAATGTACGCCACCAATGCGCTTTTATCATGTTTCCGCCCACAATATAGGGCGTTTGCTGGTATAATGAGGCGAATTCTCGCGGGTTTAGGCGCTCTCTGCGCTCTAAATCCTCCAAAGAGAAGCGTTCAGGCCACAATGCTTGCTTCTTTGTGCTATGAATATAGCGTTTTGAGGGGTTAACCTTCTGTAAATCCGTACCAGACATGTAGTCTGGGTCGTCTTTTGGTAGGGATGCACGGCTCTTTTTGTCTGCCGTGCGCTTAGTTTCTATGGCAGGGAAGTTAATATGATGCCACCGCCCCTCTTTCCAGTCGTCACTTTGCATAAGTCGGCCAGCCAAATCGTCTGGATGCCAGCGCGTTAGGATAACGATCTGGGCTGGCGGCACCCCGTCTATGTCAGGCTGTAGACGGGTGGATAGTGCGGAGACATAATAGTTCCAAACCTTGTTGCGCTGAGTGGCGGATTCCGCGTCCTCGCGTGACTTGAACGGGTCATCGAATAAGAGCAGATTTGCGGCCCGTCCAGAGGTGGTGCCGCCGATACCTATGAAGTATGCGGCTCCGCCGCTTGTCGTGCGCCACTGGTCAACTGCGCGGCTGTCAGCAGACATCTCAAAGTCTGCGTAGGCTTGATCGGTTAAGGGGTCGTTTACGAGTTCTCGGACTTGGCGCCCGAAGTCTGTTGCGAGTTGGCTGTTGTAGCTGGTGGACATTAGAAAGCGACTGGGTTTCCGTGCCATGAAGTAGGATGGGAACAAGACTGAGCCGTAGGTGGACTTGCCGTGGCGCGGCGGCATGGTGATGAGAAGGTTTCGGACAGGCATCTTAGTCGTCTTGCGCTTTTCAGCGTCCGACATGTTGAATTGGTTGGTGAGGGTGTTCCTCTCCAAAGCGTCCAGGGCTTTTATCATCGTCTTGTGGAACGAAGGTATGGCCCAGTTAGGATTGTGCAGCTTTACAAAGCCGTCGAAGCTCTCTTCTGCTTTACGCAGGGCTAAGAGATGACGCGCAGCGTCTTGTGGCGAGAGGCTCATACCGTCGTTTCCCCGTCGCAGGTCACTTCGGATCGGGTCTCGACCTTGTCATTGCTCATATTCTTGCGTGCAAATTCTTTTACTCGACGTGTTTGATATTCGATCTCTAAGACTTGCGCTTCAATTTCTTCAAACTGCTTGTTAAGTAGACCAAGTTGTTTTTGCTCTTCCGTCTTTTGAGGGAATCCAATTATGTGCTGGTTTGCGTATATCTGCTTTTTCATGCGTCTGCGTCCAAACTGTCAGCGTCTATGATCTGATTTACGCCCGAAGCAATGCGCTCAAGCTCCTGACGAGACAGCTTGTCGGGGCTGTCCTGCAACGTGTGTTCGTGTTGTACGAACTGTGCGGTCAGGTCAGGCATTACCTTGTTTAGTAAGGCTGAGAAGACGCGAGCTTGGGTGGGCGACCACTCTTTATCGCCCATAACTACGGCGTGAGCCTCGTCTATTTGGTTCTCAAC